GCGGTCTTTACGCAAACATCGCTGCCAAGAAGGCCCGCATCAAGGCCGGATCGGATGAGAAGATGCGGAAGCCCGGCACTAAGGGCGCTCCAACTGCGGCTGCGTTCAAGGCATCAGCCAAGACTGCAAAGAAGCCCAAGTGATGCCAAAGACGCCCGCATGGCAGCGATCCGAGGGAAAGAACCCAAGCGGTGGGCTGAATGCCAAGGGCCGTGCGTCTGCCAAGGCCGAGGGTATGAACCTCAAACCCCCAGTAAAGACCGGGGATAATCCGCGCCGAGCATCATTTTTGGCTCGGATGAGCGGCAATGACGGGCCTGAACGCGATAAAGATGGAAAACCCACGCGATTGCTGTTATCACTGAACGCATGGGGCGCAAGTAGCAAGTCTGACGCGAAGTCTAAAGCCAAGGCCATCTCGGCCCGCAACGAGGCAAAGAAGAAATGACCATATCGACATACGCCTTGCTGAAGTCGGTTATCGCAGATTTCGTCAACCGCGAGGATTTGACCAGTGTCATTCCCACGTTCATCACGTTGGCTGAAGCTGATATGCAGCGCAAGGTGCGCCATTGGCGTATGGAAGAACGATCAACGGCCCAACTGGATACGCAGTTCTCAGCTATTCCCGCAGATTGGGCAGAGACGATCCGCTTCTATCTGACCACAGGTGAGACATCTCGGCTAGAGTTGATAAGCCAAGCGGAACTGATCGACCGCAAGCAGCGCGATGGCAACGTGACAGGTCGCCCGTATTACTACGCCATGACAGGCTCGCAGTTTGAACTCTATCCTGTCCCTGACGGAACCTATGCTGGCGAGTTGGTCTATTTCGCAAAAATCCCTGCGCTGTCAGATGCGGCCACGACAAACTGGCTGCTGACAAACGCACCTGACGCGTATCTCTATGGCGCATTGCTGCACTCAGCGCCTTACCTCAAAGACGATGCCCGCATCCAGCTTTGGGCAGGGCTGTATCAATCTGCAATCGACGGCTTGAATATATCTTCAGAAGATGCGCGGCACAGCGGAACGGGCCTGCGTATGAAAATCAGGAGCATCTGATGTCACTTACAAACTCTTTCGAAACCAGCGTCCTTACATATCTGCTGACCACTGGAACGCCTTCCCCTGTTCGCCCCACAGTTTGGTATCTCGGCCTGTTCACAGCAGCGCCGGGTGAAGCTGGTGGCGGCACTGAACTTTCTGGCAACGCATACGCCAGACAGGCCATCACCTTTACAGTGAGTGGCGACACGGCATCTAACAACGCAGCGCTTGAATTTCCAACGGCAACTGCAAGCTGGGGAACCATCACCCATGTTGCGGTGTTCGATGCTTTGACAACTGGCAACATGATTGCATATGCAACGTTGACAGCTTCAAAGGTTATTGACACAGGCGATGTTCTACGCGTTCCATCTGGCGACCTTGACATCACGCTGACCTAAAGGGGATTGCTGTGGCGATCTATCGCACAGGCTTTGGCACTGGCGCTTATGGCGTAAGGGTCTTCGGGCTTGATGGAAGCATAGCCGATGCGAGTGCAGTAGCTTCTGCGTCTGTTAGCGTTTCTGCGGCGGCACAGCGTATTCAGAACGTATCGGCTACGGCTTCCATCGTAACCTCAACGGCGACCGCTGCTGTCAGGTTGCGTGAAGTAAGCGGGACTGCGGCTGCGGTTGCATCTGTTTCTGCGTCTGCACAGCGCATTCAGCAGCCCTCGGCATCTGCGTCTGTATCGGTTAGCGTTTCATCAGCAGCGCAGCGCGTAAGGACGGCTGATGCGGCTGCGTCTGCGGCATTCAGCACATTGACGGCAGCTGTGCGCGTTAGAAGCACATCGGCGGCAATATCGGCAATCACAACTGCAACGGCTTCAAGCGAAGCTGTGGTCAACGCATCTGCGTCTGCAGCTTGTGTCGTGGGGGTTACAAGCGCTTGCGAACGTGTGAGGTTAGGTAGTGCGCTTTCCTCTATTTCGTGTATAGTAACAATAACGGCGATCAAAAAGTGGGAGCAAGGCTCAGACACTTCCGAGACGTGGACGCCTCTAGGTGACACATCGGAGACTTGGACTGCTCAATCAGATACGGCAGAGACATGGGCTGCACAATCTGATACAAGTGAAGCATGGACGCCTGTTTCAAACACGGCGGAAACTTGGACATTAGCGGCATAAGGGCGGCTCAAAATGGCAGACAGCGTAACAACGACTTTTGGATTGACTAAGCCAGAAGTGGGCGCATCCGAGGATACTTGGGGAACCAAGATCAACACAAACTTGGATAGCCTTGACGATCTTCTGGACGGCACAACTGCGATTAAGCCAAACCTGTCTGAAGGGTTGTGGAAAGTCGGCGGCACGGCTGTCCTGCCAACCGCCGCTGAGTTGAACTTTGTTGATGGTGTAACGTCAGCCATCCAAACCCAGCTTAATGCAAAGGCTGCATTGGCTTCGCCCGCATTTACAGGCCAAGCATCCTTCCCAGACGGCTCTGCGGCAGCACCATCCATTGCCCACACGGGTGATCTCAACGCTGGCATCTTCTTCCCCGCTGCGGATACGGTGGCTGTGGCTACGGCTGGCACAGAACGTATGCGTATCGACTCCTCTGGCAACGTGCTGGTGGGAACTACGAGTAGCATACTAACAACTGCCCGCTTAACAGTCCAAGCCACGGGCAGCTCAGGCATTATTTCTGCCACTTCTACTAATGTAAACTTGTTTTGTGTAAATACTAATGCCGCAAGTTGGGACGCTATAAGTTTCAGATACAACACTTCTACCGAAGTTGGTAAGATAACATGCACCTCAACTGCAACCACATACACCACATCCTCAGACTACCGCCTAAAAGAGAACGTGCAGCCTATGGTTGGTGCGCTAGACAAGATCGCACAACTCAACCCTGTGACCTACAACTGGAAGTCTGACGGTTCAGATGGTCAGGGCTTCATCGCTCACGAACTTCAAGCTGTTATCCCAGACTGTGTATCTGGTGAGAAAGACGCTGTAGATGACGAAGGCAATCCCAAGCATCAGGGCGTTGATACATCGTTCCTTGTCGCAACCTTGGTCAAAGCGGTCCAAGAACAGCAAACCATCATCCTTGCGCTTGAAGCCCGTCTAACCGCAGCTAACCTATAACCCCAGAAAGAAGATCACGATGAGCGAGAAAAAAACACAGATCATCACGATCAACGGAACTGATTTTACTGAGGATCAACTGACCGACGAACAGAAGGCCATGATCAACCACATTGCAGACTTGGACCGCAAGATTGGTTCAACGCGCTTCAACCTAGATCAGCTACAGGTGGGTCGTGATGCCTTCGTAAATATGCTGACCGCATCGCTGAACAAGGAGACTGCCAAATGACAATCACTTGGAGCATCGCGCAACTGGACCGCAACGCTGCTAACGGCGGCGTAACCACGGCCCACTGGCGTGTTGAGGCAGTTGATGGGGATCACTCCGCATCGGCCTATGGCTCGGCAGGGTTTACACCTGACGCATCCGCTGCGGGCTTTGTGCCTTACACTAGCTTGACCGAGGCTGAGGTGCTGGCATGGGTCTTGGGATCGGTTGACAAAGCTGAGGTGGAGGCATCGTTGGCAGCGCAGATCGAAGCCAAGAAAAACCCCGTCACGCTTAACGGCCTCCCGTGGTGATCTGATGCCACTTGTCCCACTTGCCATTCCGCCCGGTGTCTATCGCAATGGGACTGATTATCAAGCATCAGGCCGCTGGCGTGACGCTAGTCTAGTTCGATGGACAGATGGAACCATGCAGCCTATCGGCGGATGGGTGTCACGGGCAACTGTCTCATCAAACAAAAAAGTGCGGGGTTCCATTGCATGGAGTGACAACAGCGCTGTTCGACGGATGGCTGCTGGAACCTATGAAAAGCTGTTTGCCATCTCAGCCTCAAACACTGTCACAGACATCACGCCAACTAGTTTCACGACAGGCGATGCAATTGCAACGAACAACCTTGGCTTTGGCGGGGGGTTTTATGGTGATTATTTATACGGCACTGCGCGCCAAGACGATGGGAGTTACAGCGAAGCAACAACTTGGAGCTTGGACACTTGGGGCGAATATCTGATTGCCTGCTCCAGCAAGGACGGCAAGATTTATGAATGGCAACTGAACATCGCCAATGATGCCGTTGTCATAACAAACGCGCCCACTAGCAATCTAGGAATTGTGGTCACCGAAGAACGCTTTTTGTTTGCGCTCGGCGCTGGCGGTGACGTTCGCAAAGTGCGGTGGTGCGACCGCGAAGACAACACGGTTTGGACTGCCGCAGCGACAAACGAAGCTGGCGACATTGAACTGCAATCAAGCGGCCAGATCATGCTTGGCATCAAGGCGCGTGGTCAAACGCTGATCCTCACTGATTTGGACGCCCATTCAGCGACATATCAAGGCCCTCCCTTCGTCTATGGCTTTGAGCGGGTTGGTTCGTCCTGCGGGGCTATTTCACGGCACTGCGCGGCTTCTGTGGATCGCGGTGTGTTCTGGATGGGAACCCGTGGCTTCTTTGCATTTGCTGGTGGTCAGGTCCAAGACGTTCCTTGTGAAGTAGCCGATTACGTTTTCAACAACCTAAGCGCATCGCAAAGAAGCCTTGTCCATGCCGTGACAAACTCCAAATTTAACGAGATTTGGTGGTTCTACCCATCCATAACAAGCACTGAATGCGACAGTTATGTCGTTTTCAACTATAAAGAAAACCATTGGACGATTGGAACGCTTGCAAGAACATCTGGCATCGATGCTGGCGTGTTTGCTACGCCTGTCTGGTTTGGAACCGATGGAATCGCATACAACCAAGAGACGGGCTATAACCTAAGCGCTGAAACTGTGTTTGCAGAAAGCGGCCCGTTCGAGATTGGCTCTGGCGATACGACAATGATGGCGTCCATGCTGATCCCAGACGAAAAGACGCAGGGGCAAGTTACTGTCACATTCAAGACGCGGTTCCATCCCAACGACACCGAGCGCAGTTACGGCCCCTATAGCATGGCTGCACCGACCGATGTGCGGTTTACGGGCCGACAGGTTTCCATGCGCGTTATTGGTGCAGCCAATGCAAGCTGGCGCTGGGGCGTTCCGCGAATTGATGCAATGCCGAGTGGCCGTCGATGAGGTTTGGCATCCCGCCTATCGGTCAGGATGTTCGGCTCTGGGGCGAAGACTTGCGGCGCTTCTTGGCACGGTTTTGGGACAATCTCAGCTTTAAAACCACTGCATCAACACCGACAGAAAATGGCGTTTTGCTGTGGGACAACGTAAACGGCTATCCAGTTGTTTCTAAGGGGGACGAATGGCGGCAGATTATCCTAGCAGATGGTCGCGCCATTTTCATTCAGGATGTTAACATCACCGCAGCCGCAGCTGATACGGCTTACGCTATTGAGTTCGATGCGCCTTCACTTGCGGTTGGTATCTCAAAAAGCGGAACAAACCCGACAAGAATTATCTTCGCCGAAGGTGGTTTGTATCGCATTGCGTTTACCGCGCAAATTACGTCCTCATCAGCCAGCGCAGTTGAATTGCGGTTCTGGCCGCGTGTTAATGGAACAAATGTGGCTGGTAGCACAATGGTTGCCAGCTTGCACAGTAACGGGTCCACAACTGTCATATCGCGGGACTCAATCTTTCAGTTTGCCGCCAATGATTACCTTGAAACAATGTGGGCCACAGATAGGACCAGCGGTTTTCTGGAAGCCCACGCTGCAACTGCTTACGCCCCGGCATCGCCATCAGTAACCTTGTCAATTGCAAGGGTGCAGGCATGACGCTGTTTGAGCATTGCCGTAAATGGATTGAAGATGCTCTTGGCTATAGCGGCGGCACTCACGCCTTTCAGGATGTTGTCGATGGCGTCTTGAGTGGGCGGATGCAATTGTGGCCCGCAGAAAGGGGGTGCGCTGTCACTGAGATTGTGCTATACCCTAAGAAAAGTGTCCTG